TACCGAGTGTACTAAAAATCCCAAGATACATGAACTGTGCCACATGTTTGCCAGCACATTCTTAGAATACGAAGCAGAACAGTTGGATGAACTGACATTCTTGGGATCACCCTGCACCAAAGACTGCTCAGGCCATCGTGCCGGATATCGTTGGTCAAAGGATCGCGGCGACATACACGCGGCGTCATGGAGTCAAAGTTTTAACAACGGAGCTGCACTAGCTGTGGCTGGCAAATAAAGAACACCCTTAGGACCGTAACTGTGTTACGTGGTGTGGCCGGGTGCTGGCCTAGTGCAACGATTCGCTACCGTGAAACTAAAAGTGACCACTTATTGATAATAAGTAAAAGATGTCCAACCAGATGCTAGTGCCACTGCCCGTACAAGGAACTCAAGATGCTATTCCTGATATTCCAGGATACGAATGGATTAAAAAATTACCCGATAAAAAAATCTATTTTGCGTTATTCCAACGTTGGCCTGATAAGAATTTACCCGCAGGGTATGATTACTACATAGTAAGCTTTCACTTAGAAACAGTAAATATAGATTGGGTAAAACGTCAACAAGTCTCAGGTCCTATCGTTGTATTGTCAGATGGACAAAGTTATGGATTAGACCACCCCGGAGTGCATTTTTTGCCATTTTTTTATTGGCATTATCAGCTACAACAAATGCAAGAATGGTTTGGGGTTAAAGAAAAATCAACTCCTAAATATAAATTCAGTGCAGTATGCAATCGTATAACTCAAAACAAAATATGGACTACGACTAAACTATTAGAAACGGCACGTGATGCATCACTGATTATACTTAATTCCTGGATAGAAGAAAAGAATGTGCATAACTGGCAAAACACAGGCAACGATACATTAGATGATTTGACTACTATATTTCGCAATAAGTATGTAGGGCAAATCTTAAAGATTGACGACTTTGATAATGCCGCACAAAATAGTCAACACATAACTGGTAATCCGTGGCAACCGTTATACACTGATTGCGTGATAAATTTTACCAATGAAAGTTTTCATTACAGTGGTATGCAAGAAAATAACAGTGCTTATACATGGCCAGGTCCATTTATCACAGAAAAAACTTTGAAATGTCTGTTAGCAGGAACTGCATTTATTCCAGTGGGACAATTCGAAACCTATGCTACTTTGGGTAAACTAGGACTAGAATTTAATTATGGATTTGATACTACGTGGGACAATGATCCAGGTAACTTATCAAGGGCACAAAGTACAATTGAGTTAATTGATTATCTGAATCAATTAAGTATAAATGAAATAGTCAAAATAACTCATGACAATAATTTATATAATCAAAATTATATATTGACAAATAAATTTTATAATTGTTGTCATAATGAAAATTTAAATTCCATTGAACAAATTATTAAAATCATACAAAATTAACTTATACTATGACAAATAACAAATACATTCAAATACATAGTTGACCTAAGGTGGTTGCATTTTGTCAAGAATGAAAGTATAATTACATTTTAAAAGGAAAACCAATGTCAGACAAAACTTTTAACGGTGACCAAAAACTTAAACTAACTCAAATTATCAATGAAGGCATGCAGGTAACGCATGAAATTGAAACATTGCAAGGCGGGTTGAACGATACAATCAAGGCCATAGCTGAAGAACTCGAAATCAAACCTGCGGTACTTAAAAAAGCCATTAGACTTGCTCATAAAGCAGAATTTGGTCGAGAGAAGCAAGATCATGAATTGTTGGAAACAATTTTGGAAACAGTGGGAAAAACTTTGTAGTGATTATAGATGGCTATCAAAATTTTCAAGTATATACATAATGATATTATTGTTAGGAAATAGTGATTTAGCACACGAGATTCAACGGCAATTACAAGAATTCAGTGTAATAGTAGGTCGTCCTGATTATGATTTTTCCTGTCAGGAATCTTGCAATCGCGTAATTCAAAATTATCAACCAGATGTAGTAATCAATACCATGGCGTTAAATGAACATCATAACCCTTGGTCTGTGCTAACTGTAAATTTTGTAAGCGTTGCTTATATCACGCTAGGCTTCTATGATAAAATGACCCAAGGGCATATTATAAATATTTCTAGCACTAGCACATATTGGGTTTCTTATCCAGGAATTCCAACAGGACGATTAGTATATAATATCAGCAAAGATTCTTTATCTCAGTTTGGAAAATATTTTAATAGAAAAATTGTAGATCAAGACCATAATGTTGCTGTTAGCACGATTGAATTAGGGGCATTTCCAAGCCGATTTAACAATCACCAAGGACAGATGACATTACAAAGGGCCGCAGAAGTAGTCGTTGACTGCATTTATAAACCTCGCACCGCAATATCTATAATTAAGTGATGCACAACTTTTTAGAAATACAAGCATTGCAAATAGAAATTTCCAATCATTGTAATGCTTCCTGCCCTCAATGTCCTAGAAACTTTTTTGGCGGTAAGGTTATTCCAACACTACCATTGAAATCTTGGACTCTCAAAAATTTCAAGGACGTAGTTGATAAAAATTTATTGACTCAACTCAGTAATATTTATTTTTGTGGCACGTATGGAGATCCTTGTACTAATAATGCATTAGTTAGTATAGCTGAATATGTTAAGTCTCAAAACCCGCTCATACAAATAGGACTGCATACCAATGGTGGTGTTAATACCTCTGCATTTTTTCAACGGTTAGCTAAAACTGTTGATTTTATAGCATTTGGAATTGATGGGCTTGAAGATACTAACCATGTTTATCGCCGAGGTGTTAGCTGGGCTCGGCTAATAAAAAACGCTTGCAGTTTTATTGAGGCAGGTGGAATTGCGTATTGGGATTTTATTGTATTTAAACATAACCAACATCAAGTCAACAAAGCTCGTGAACTTAGTCAAAATCTTGGGTTTATAAAATTTTCTATTAAGCGTACTGGAAGATTTTTAGGGTACGATCATGTTGAAAGAGACACCGTACCAGTCTACAACCGTAAAGGAAAGATAGATTATGAAATAGCTCTTCCTACCAACAAAGAATATTTAAACGATAATTATCAGACAATTAACGAAATATCTCAATCAAATACATTAGAAAATTACGCTCAAACTACAAAAATAAACTGTAATTCTAAACGCATTCGCGAAATATATATAGGAGCAGACGGATTTGTTTTTCCTTGCGGATGGTTACACGATCGTATGTATGGTCCAAATATTATTAATCATAGTGATCACACACGTATCCTTAATTTAATGACACAAGCTGGAGGGTTACTCCAAACTAATGTATTTTATAACTCTCTTGAAAATATTGTAAATGGCCCCTGGTTTAAAACTATTGAACAAAGCTGGGGGAACAATCAACGTTTATCGAGGTGTGGAATTATGTGCGGCGAGAGTATAAATCTAATCGGTAATCAAAACATTGAAATTGTTTATAAAAAATGAAATCCAATCAGCCAGAAATTAAAAGTTACGATCACATTATATTCAATACCCGAAGGCATCAACTTTTTAACCGGTGTTTACTTCGTAGCCGTGCCAAGAATTTAAATTGTGTCATAGGACTTCCTAGACTTGACTCACTTAATAATTTAGAAGAACGCACTTTGTTTGTGTGGCAGTTTGATCTCCTGTGTCGTGTAAAAAAACTTGAGTGCATGAACCAATCGTTAGCTGAAACTGGTCGAGAAATTTATATAATAACAGACAACGTAGGCACTGTTCCAAAATTCTCAAATATTCAAATATTTCAACGGCCAGAAATGATGGGAGTATATGCTCCAGTAGATAATCATCCTCCTGAAATAATCAATCCTAATAAATTCTTTAATTGTTTTATGCAACGTGTGGATTCGGTACGACAGACTTGGTTTTATTTTTTACATCACCACAAACTAATAGACCAAGGATATGTAAGTTTTTTATTAAAACAACTATCTGATTATAGCCTCTTAACTGGGAAAGAATTATTTGATAGCATACATGCTAGATATGATTTAGGTAAGTTACCGCATTTTGAATCGGCATATCAGCACTGGAAACATCATGTACCATTTACTAACTTTACAGAACAACACAATTTACCGGCATTATATTGTGATAGCAAATACAGTGTAGTACTAGAAACTTATGCTACAGATGACGACTGTGAATTTCGAGTTTTTAATGAAAAAGCTATTCGTGTGTTACAAATGCCTACTATTCCTTTGTTGTTTGTTCAACAAAACGGTATAGCTCTCTTAAAACAGTTAGGGTTTGATGTTGGAACTTATAATTGGGCATTTGACCATTTGCCGTGGCAACAGCGGCAACAGCATATATTAAATATTTTGATCGAAAATTCAATTGCATATGATAAAGATTTGTTGTATAATCAAGTTATACATAATCGAGAATTGGTTACTAAGTTTGCTGAGAAGTGCGCTAAATTAGATTTTTTTGATGAAATTATCGATCAAATATAAGTACAAATGAGTCGCTTACTTACAAGCATGAATCATGGCTTACCGGCCATAAACGGAGAAAAATTTGAGTTATATTGATGCACTATTTGATCGTGAGCACGATCGTATTCACATAGTAGAACGGAAGGATGGCAAAAGATGTTATCAAGAATATCCAGCCAACTATATATTTTATTATGACGATCCTCGCGGCAAGTTTACCAGTATCTACGGAACACCAGTATCACGATTTAGCACACGCAACAACAAAGAGTTTCGCAAAGAAGTTCGGGCACAGTCACATAAAAATCTGTACGAAAGTGATATTAACCCTGTATTCAGATGTCTCAGTGAAAACTATATAGGACAAGATGCTCCGGAACTTAATGTAGCATTTTTTGACATTGAAGTTGCGTTTGATCCTGAACGTGGATTTTCACCTGTTGCAGACCCGTTTAATCCCATAACTGCTATATCATTGTATTTGACATGGTTAGATCAATTAGTCACACTGGCAGTACCGCCCAAACACATGAGTTGGGCCACTGCAGAAGAGATTGCCGGCACATTTGAAAACTGCATGTTGTTTGAACGTGAAGAAGAAATGTTAAAAACATTTTTGGATCTTATCGAAGATGCAGACGCACTCTCTGGTTGGAACTCAGAAGGTTATGATATTCCATATACTGTAAATCGTGTGACTCGTGTGCTAAACAAAGATGATACACGTAGATTTTGTCTGTGGAATCAGTATCCTAAGCCTAGAATGTTTGAACGTTTTGGAGCAGAGAATCACACCTATGATTTGATTGGCCGGGTGCATATGGATTATATGCAACTATATCGTAAGTACACTTACGAAGAGCGACACAGTTATAGCTTGGATGCCATCGGCGAATATGAGTTGGATGAGCGTAAGACACAGTTTGAAGGCACACTAGATCAACTGTACAATCAAAATTTTAAAATATTTTTAGAGTATAATAGACAAGATACATTACTATTACACAAGCTAGATCAAAAGTTGAGATTCCTGGACTTAGCAAATGAATTGGCACATGCTAATACTGTGTTGCTACAAACAACTATGGGTGCAGTAGCGGTAACAGACCAGGCCATTATCAATGAAGCGCATGAACGCGGAATGGTTGTGCCGAATCGTAAACAACAACTCACTGATGACAACACACAGGCAGCAGGCGCATATGTTGCATACCCTAAAAAAGGCATACACGAATGGATTGGGTCTGTGGACATTAACTCACTGTATCCAAGCGCAATTCGTGCATTAAACATGGGGCCCGAAACCATCATAGGACAACTACGCCCTGTTATGACTGATAGATATATCAAGGAAAAGATTGACAATAAGAGTAGTTTTGCCATGGCGTGGGAAGGATTGTTTGGCAGTTTAGAATACTCTGCGGTCATGGAACAACAACGTGGCACAGAGATTACTATAGACTGGCA